ACTGCTTTCTTATTGCCTTGTAGGCCTTCAAGAAGTGCTGTTTTAGTCTCTTGCCAGCGACTTTCTAGTAGTTCTGACATTGGTTTCTCCTTATTATAATCCAGCTAAACGCTTAATGTCCACTACATTGTGGTCGCTTGCGTCTGCTTGTATGTCATTTTTTGTTTCTCTGTTGCCTGTTACTTCTTTTGCCTCTGCTAATACTGCCTTTTGCTTCGCTGGACCTTGACCGTCGATAACTGCCGGTAGGTACTTGTCAAACGCAGATTGTAGTCTGTTCGTTTGTACAGATTCCAGTAAGTCTTTCATAATTGATTTCTGTTCCGCATTTAGTGGATCAGTTAATTCGTTAACGATTTCTTGACGTTTAATTGACTCGTTGATACGCTTGATTTTAACATCTTGCGCTTCAGCTAGTTCAATTGCTTTTTTCGCCGCTTCACGAGCTTCATTAACTTGTTTTGTCTTCATATCAACAACTTTTAATAGTTTTGATGTTTCTGACTTTTCATTTAACAAGCTGTGTGTATACTCGTTTGAAAACGCTTCGAAAATTTTACGACCAAAGTCGTTTTGTCTTGCTGTGTCGATATCTTCTTTAAGTTGAGAAATTTCTTTTTTAAGTCCTTTACCAACCATTTCTGATACCATTTCAGCAGATTTAGAAATAAAGTCTTTTTTGACTTTTTCAATATGTGCCTTGCCTTCACGTACTAAACGTACTTTTGTTTCGGCAAGATCTTTTTTGTCTTCGTAAAACTCTGCAAGTTCTTTCGCAAGTGATTCTACTACAAATTGTTCCATAGCTACAAACTTATCAGCCATTGCTTTTTGATCTGAATGTAATTCTGTAACTTCTTTCTTCAAAGATTCCATTACAAAATCTTTTAAAAGATTAGCATTTTGACGCTGTGCAACAGCGAATTTTGCTTTTGCTTCAGCTAATTGCTTACGGTCTTCTTGGAATTCTGCGATTTCTTCTGCTAGTTTTTCTGTAACAAGTGCATCAACGGCTTCTACCATTGTTGACTTATCGTGTTCATACTTTTTAGCAAATTCTTCACGTAGTTCAGCAGTTGCCGCTAGGCGATTTTCTTTTACCTTAGCGTCCCATGCCTCTTGTATTTCAGAACGTACTTCTTCTGAAATTGCAGTGTTTTCAAAGAGTGATTTCAGTGCATCGATCATTGTTTTCTCCTAATTCACTGGAGCCTGTCTATTATATTTAATAGACTCTCTTTGAGATATTTTTGTGCCTTTTTGTCGCCTTGAACTTCCCTTGATATTTGGAACGCCTTATATCCACCACGTGAATTCATAAGGTGTTCGTAAATTGGTGTTGGATATGCACCAGGGGCGCTAGGCTGTGCCACAACGTCCACGGTGATTATTTCAAAATCTGAAACGGTACCACTACCGTCTTCCATTACATTTCCACTCCCTCTCGATGAGACGCCTAGTTTAACACTGCTTTCAAGCATTGTTCTTACTAGTTGTCCCATTGGAGTTGGTAGAATTTTTAGTTTACCATAACCGTTTGGGCCATCCATCCACATTTCTGTAATCATATGGCTTACACGATCTAGATTAATGTTAAGTCCTTCAGGATGATCTACTTCACCTAACACTGAGTAGCCACCACTAATTTGTTCATTGAGTGTGGTGACAGCCCTGCCAATCTCATTTACGGGATAAACACGCTGATTTGCGTTGCGTACTCCGCCTTGAATACAAATACCTTTCATGTAAAGGTCTTTGCCCTCATTAGCAGACTCAACAACAATTTTAGCCTGGTCGAAACTCAAATGTTCGTTTAGTAAATTCATCAGTCAGTCCTTATATTAGCTGCCAATAGTTGATTTCTTATTAGCTGCTTGCTCTGGCTTGCCCTTTTTCTCAGCGCCGTGGCCAGGTTGTGATGCCATTTTAGTAGCACCTTTTGCGCCTGGAACGTTAACATTCCCTGCGTTATCTTCTTTTGGAGCACTTGCACCTGTGCCGCTTTCGTCAGCTGTTCCGCCTTTTGCGATGTTTGCTGCTGTGCCGCCCATGTCATTTTTACCTGCAACGGTTGACTTTGCGTTTGCGCCGTTGTCACCCATTGTTGCTGTAATTTTGTCTGTGTACTCACGCATAATTTCTGCACTTGATTTTGCTGATTCGTCTAGATCTTCGTCTGATGACTCATCTACTTCTTCGTCTGTTGCTTCTTCAACTTCTTCATCAGTTGCTTCAAACGCTTCCATTTCTTCTTCGTCGTCACCTTCTTCTGAATCCATGTCCATTGGCATGTCTTCTGCATCATCAGCTGGGGCTTCGTCGTCACCGTCTGCCATCATTGCATCGAATTCTGCTTTTAATTCGTCTAGCATATCTTCGATGTCATCTAAGCGATCTTCTACATCGCCTTCGTCGTCCATGCCCATGTCGTCGTCGCCCATTTCTGGTTCGTCGCCCATGTCTGGCATTTCAATGTCACCCATCATGTCGTCTGTTGGATCTGCTTCAGCAACGTCAAACATTTCTTCAACTTCTTCTTCTGACTCGTCTACAACGTCATCTTCGTCTAGCTCTTCCTCAGATTCGTCTAAATCTTCGTCAGCTGATTCATCTACTTCTTCGTCAGTTGTTTCTTCAACTTCTTCATCTTCTGCAAGTAGTGATTCGTAAATATCTCTTGATTTTTCTACCACGATTTCGTGGAACAATGCTTCTGCACCTTCTTTGTCTTCGTTGACAAGACGCTCAAGCATTTCTTCAAACTTATTGCGATCAGTCATGTTAATCTCCTTTATATATCTTTACAAGGCTGTCTATTATATTTACACTTTATTTAAAATATACGCTTAAAATGGTGTAAAAACACGCCGTTTTTAGTTTGGTAACGGTTTTATGCTGAATTTTTGCACAAATTCAGGTATAGTTATATGTTTTACATTTGGTAAATCTTTTAACAGATCTGGTATATAACTTTTTTTATTTTCTCTTACTCTTACGTATTTAACCCTTGGATGCTGATTTGCACACATCATTGTTTGTCTTTGCCAATTTCCGTAATAGGTTGCTTTTTCATGCACGCCTTTGTAATTTTGTGTGCCAGCATACATGTTATTTACGTTTAGATTTTTTTCTCCTAAACCCACATAATCAAACCCTAATATGTAAATTATTCTGTGTTGATTTTTACTTGCTAGGAACATTGCTGTAGGACCACTACTCCATCCTTTATTTGGATTTAGTATGGTAATTCCTTTTAAAGTTTTACTAAATTTATTAGGATTTGTATAAACTTTGTTTTCTAAATAGTATCCGCTATCGTAAATTTCTCTAATCATTTTAGTATCAACTGCTACTAAATGGTCAACAGAATGTTCTCTATAAAGGGCATTACACCCGTATACGGTTCCTAATTCTTTTAATTTTTCTATTGGTATTTGTTGTCTACTTGTGCCATTTCCAAGCACAAATGCAATTTCTGTCAAGTTTTAGATTCCTGCTGCTTCTGTGTTGGCAGCTATTCCGTACATTTGTTTTATGAATTCTAAATCTTTTTCTTGTTCTATTTTATGTTGATCACTTGCTTTTCTTACTTTGTTAATATCTTTTAGAGTCAATTTGCTTTTTCTGCTGTCAGACGGCTTGTGAATCGAGTCATCATTGTTTGGATCGTAATGATTGTCCTCAGTTGGTTCTAAAGTTTTATCGTCAAAGTAAAAAAGTTCTTTAAGTATCATAATATTATTTATATAGTTTGCGTGGTTTCTGGTGCTGCTGCCGGTGCACCTAACTCGTCTTCAGTGTTTGTTTCAGGAGGTGTGCCTTCTCCAGCATCTATACCGCCTGCATCAAGTGGAATATCAGCTTCAATGCCTCCTAGGTCTGCACCTAAGTCTGCTCCACTAATTCCTGCACTTCTCATTTCTGCGCCGCCTTCTGCGTCACCAACTTGTAGATTTTCTGCATTTTCTTCTTGCCATAGACGTTCGTTTTCTGCAATCTCTTCGTCAGTCATTCCTAAGAATCTTTTTAGAGCAAAACGGTTTGAAATGTATGGAATTGCACTAATTGTGCTATATGTGCTTATTCTATTGTTGTCAAGTTCTGCCTGTCTGTATGCTGCAAAGTTTTGTGGTGGTACTAATTTTAAGTCAAACAAATTAAAATCAATGTTTACACCTTTTTGATCTAAGTATAACTTGAATTCTCTGTTAAACACTTCTTCAATTAAACTTTGTAGTCTTTCGCAGTACTTGTTAAAACGTAATTCTTGTATGTACGCAGTTCCAACTCTGCCGTCATTGTATTGGCTTGCTCCGTCATCTGCGCCTGTAGGCAAGTATGAACTAGGGATACGTAAGCCACGTACGAGTTTATTAGTAAAGTATCTAAGGTCATCAATTTCTCCAAGATTTGTACCGCCTGGAAGTGTTTCAACTTTAGATCCTCTGCCTTCAGCAGTTTGTGGGAAGAAGTAGTCTTCATTAATAGATAAAGGGTTGTAAGCAGAGTCTACAACATTTTTACCGCCTCCAGTTTTACTTGGAATACGTCTTTGGTGTATTTCAGTTTTTACACGTTCAACGAACTGCATAGCCAAGTGTTGAGGCATATTTCCTACATCTACATAAAATACTCTGCGCTCCGGCGCACGTTGGACACGATAGATGATAATCGCATCTTCTAATAATTCTTTTTGTTTGTAAACTTTAAAGATACTTTCCAACAAACTATTACCAAATGGATAGTTTTGATCTAAACCTTCGCTCATACTCAAATGAATAACATGATCTGCGTCAATAAACATTTCATTGTCGCCTTGTTGGAATCTACTTGTTCCAGCCGAAGGAGTAGTGTTGCCGCCTGTTCCCCATTGCTTGTCAATAGTTTGATAGCCAGGAGCACTACCACCTGGTCCGTAGCTGTTTGTAGTGTTTAATGGCGTTGCTTCTAGTGCATCAAATGCAAAATTCAAGTTTTTAACTGCATACTGCTCAGGACGCTTGCCTTCGCTTTCATTAACAATAATTTTTGTAACTTGACTAGGATCAACGTGAAACCATTTTTTTGTTTGCGGATCTCTAATAAAAAATTGATCGCCATACTTAAACGCATTTCTAACAATTCTAAACATGCGTTTTTCAAATTCGTTGAGTTTACACCATTGTTTTAAGTATTGTCCTAAAATTTTTGTTTCAGTGTTTGTTGCACTTTTATTGAAGTTGATTCTAAAATGTGTGTTATTAGAATTGTCTGCTTGAGTACAAAACTCTGCAAGGATATCTAGTGCAGCATTAACTTCACTATCGCTATCCATAGTGTTATATTGATTATATCTTTCAATACGATTAGGAGAACCTACATATACATCTGGCAAGTGACTGCTGTAATTTGCTGCCGCAGGACCTATTCCTGTGTTTCCACCACGCTGAGAAAAAGGACTATAGGCACCTGTAGGATTATTGCCAGTTGGTACTGGTGTAAAATATTTTTTCCAACTCATCTAGCAACTCCTTTTAATAAATTTCCATTAAGCCCTTTAACATGTCTTTGAGTTCTTCTTTCAGTATACAATTGTTGATCGTTTATGTCAATCACTTTGCCCATTGATGCTATTAACTTTTCTATTCCGGCGCTGGTTTTTCTTAATTCTGATATCATTTCACTACTATTACTTATGCTGTCTGTACTATTATTTGCTTCAACTTGGACTCTGTCAGGTATAGACTTAGCAGCTTCTGACATCTTATTCATTACATCAATAGTTTTTAATCTACTTGTAACACCGTTAGATCCTGTGATTATTTCTGGACCTCTTTCTCCTACAATACCTATATCGCCTAAAGGAATACGTCCTCCGCTGTCAAATCCTCTAATATTACCTGTTCGGCGCATGTGTTGTAAACTTTCTACTACACGTCTAGTTGCATCTACTTTTGCTTGGGTTTCGGCTATTTCAGTGTTTAAATCAGCTGCTCTATCATATTGGCCACTCATTATAGCTTCACTTTGACGTTGATTCAGTGCTGCTAAATCTGCATTTGCTTGATCTAATGCTGCGGTAGAAGCATCAATAGATGCGGTAATGTTTTCGTTGGTTGCAATATCGTTGTTTTCAAGTTCGTGATCAACCGAAAGTCCTAATTCATTTGCTAGAGCTGCTGCACTTTCTGGATCTAACGTTAAATCGTCAGTTGTGACATCCATGTTCTCAGTGTTAAAGCCCATGTCGTCAAGGCCGCCGCCAAATAGATTATTCATACGCTCTGTAACATCTGCCATTGGTGTAAGAACTTTACTAATAGCATCATCAACTTGTCTACGCAATGTGTTTGCATCGCCCATTGCTTGTGCTGCTTTGTCAAGTGCAGAGTCTGCCATGTTAACCAAAGAAGGTAGTGCAGTCTCTTGAACATACATAACCGTCTTTCTCAATTCTTCTTGTAGGGCAACCGTTTTTTGTATTATTCCGTCACTTGCAATCTGTGTTTGCTGTTGTGCAGCAATTACATTGTTTAGATTACTCAAAACATCTGCTGCACCTGTTTCGGCGGCGCCTGCTTCTGCTTCAACGCCTCTCCTTAAGTTGTAACTACTTGACAAGATATCTTCTGCTACTCTACCAAGTTCATTGCCAATTGGTCCTAATTGAGCAATACTTTGGAATTCGTCACTGCCTACTGCATCAATCGCTGCTCCTAGTAATTCGTCTTGCGCACGTTGTAATGCAGCTGGATCTCCGCTTTGTAATGCAGCATTGTATGCTTGTAATTCATCTTCGATACCGGGCATAACTTTTAAAAGTTGTAAACCTTCTTCACTTACTACTCCGCCATATTTGACCATGTCGTCAACTGCACGTTGTAGTAAAGGACTGAACTCTCCAAGTGTTTGGAAACTAGTTTGGAATTCATCTTGTAAATCTTCGTTTACTAGATTTAATGCAGCTTGCATTGTACCTGATCTACGTCTTTCACGCATTTCACGTTCAAGTTCTGCTCTGTTTTTGCCTGTAAGTTTACTTAATCCATCAAGCTGTAGTGCATACTCATATGCTTGTTCCATTAGTGTTCCATTGGCTTGTTGTTCTCTAATGTTACTAATTGAACTTAATTCTAAATAACTTGCCAGTGACTCGTTAATGTCCTTAACGGTGTAACCCATCATACGCAGGTTTGTAGATAACGGACTATCTAAGAAGTCTTTGCTTAATCCTACAAATGCTTGTGAAGCATCTTCTGTAGTGCCTGCAAGTCCTCTGAGTGCACTTTGGTTTTCATATAAAAATTCTGTTAAGTCTTTGACTTCCATACCCATTGCTGCGGCACTTTGTTTAATAGAAACAATGCTTGTTCCAAATGTTGCACCAATAGATGAAAGTTGTTGATATTCAGCTAGACTACCTTCAGCAAATTTTACTAAACCTGAGATAGCAGTACCAACCTTTCCTAAAAGTTCTGTGTTAGAAAGTAGTGCATCGCTGTATGCACTAAGATTTTGACTACCACTAACAAGTTCAGCTGCTAAACCTAAGCCAGCACTGGTAGTTTTTTTGACAGCACCTGTCAAAAAGTCAATGGTTCTACCTGATAGATCAATCTCTGCCAAAAGAATAAAACTCCTAGATTATTCCAAATAAATAATATATACTTATTTATCTGTAGGAAAATAACATGGAAAACTCTCAAAGCCCTTTAAAAAAATACAAGCGGCAACCTAAAATTCTGCTTGACTTGCCTAGTAAAGGAAAATATACACCTCTTGGAACAACGTATGATAACAACACAGAGGAATTGAAAGTTTTTAGTATGACTCCTAATGATGAAATACTTTTTAAAACACCAGATGCATTAATCAATGGCGAAGCTACCGTTGCAACAATAAAAAGCTGTGTTCCTGAGATACTAAATCCTTGGAATATTCCTACTCTTGACATTGATTCTATATTAGTAGCAATTAGAATTGCCACTTACGGTGACAAAATGACGGTTAATCATAGATGCAAATCTTGTAGTGCAGACAATGCATACGAAATAAGTTTAAGAACTTATTTAGAAAGTTATGCTGTTAGAGAGTTTGTAGATGTTACTGAATTAGATAACTTTATATTTAAAATAAGACCTTTAAATTATAAAGAATACACAGAATTTCAAAAAACAAGTATCGCATTAAGAAGAAGTTTAAGCACAATATTAAATAGAAAAATGGAAGATAGTGAAAAAGAAAAACTATTAGACCCTATCTATAAACAGATTGCAGAAAATAGTTTAAGAATTATTTTGCAAAATATTGAAAGTATTAGCGTTGACGGCGAGACTGAAACAAACAAATTAGAAATAAAAAACTTTTTTGATGACAACGATGTTACTTACTTTCAAACAATAAAAGATTTAATTGAAAAAAATGCACAAGCATACGAACCTCCTAGTCATAAGGTTGTTTGTAACGAATGTGAAAAAGAAGATGAAATAAAAGTTACACTGGACCAATCCGATTTTTTCGGGAAGGGCTAGTTGGAATGTCAGATGACGAAGTGTACCAGCTAGCCGAGCAAATGGAAAACATTGTTAAACAAATAAAAGACAATTGGTACAGAATTGGTTGGTATATGCGAGGTAGTGCAAGTATCGAATACTTAATGACACAAACTGATATTGGTGATCAAGAAATTTACAATAACATAATAAAACACAATTTAGATGTGATGAAAACTACAAAAATGCCTACTATCTAACATTATCTGCTGCAATAGCATCTAGTGCATTAGTTTCATCTCCTGGTCTAATTGTTGGTTGTGATCCTCTAGGACGACTACTGCTCACTCTACCAGTAGGAACAACAGGTTGTTGCGATTGTCCTGTACTAGTAGGTCTTGATTGATTATTATTACCGCTTGGTGTAACATTTCCTAAACCTCTAGCTCTTCTCAATATTGCATCATCATATGGTTCAGCTTGTTCAGGCTCCGAAGGTGCTGTAAATTCTCCAAATGTTTCTGCTAATCTATTTTCTCTTTGTTCAAAATCCATGTAAGGAACTAGTTTGTCTTCTATACTTGTACCTGGAGGAAATAACAAATCTTGGAACACAAGTTTTGCCCATTCTTGACTTGCAAATGCTGTGCCTTCTAGTCCAGGAATTTCAGTTCTGCCTTTTGTATATGCATCGCCACCCATTGCTTCAGTGCCGCCAATTGTGTCAAATAAATCTTCACTTCCTAATAGTCCACCTGTTACACTATTAAGAGCACTAGCTGCACCTTGCATAAGTGTTCCTGCAAACTCCACACCACCTTGAAACATTGCACCAATTACGCCTGATTGACCCCAACTAATAACCCAATCAACAAATTTATTTTGGACACTAGGTCTAGTTAAAATATATGCAATTGTATGAAAAGCAACCTGGCTTCCTAATAGTCCCATTATGCTAGGAATAGTTCCAATTCCTGTGAATAATCCTCGTAAACTAAATGTTCTTACTGCATCTCTAAGTCTACTTAAAATAGTAATAACTGCTCTAATACTTTGACGTAAAGCTCTAAAAATTATAGCAGAAATTTGTAATGACCACAAACCGTACGCTACTTGAACTCTATCTTCAAATTCAGTTTCGTCTATTACACCATCTTGAAATTGCTGTTCATAGTTTGCAATGTTAACCAACAAACTATTTGTAAGCATTTCGGTTACACCCCAATAACGTAAAAATTTAAAAAATGCACGTAGACTTGCACTACCCATTAATCTTGCAGTTCTTGGCAAAGTACTTGCTCTAATTTGACTTACATTTGTAATTCTATTAGCAGACGGAGTAGAAACTTTGTATGCATTGTAACTTGTGCGTAATCTAGCTCTAGCAGATCTTTGACGCCATGCTCTATCTAATTCTCTTGCTTGACGTCTTCCATCATCATCTAAATCAAATTTAAAAACATCATTGTTACCAGCTAGAAAGTATATGTTTCTACTTGTTTCCATAATCCTAGGAGTAACACCAGCAACAGGTGATTCAAGTATAACACTTCTTTGTGCTAATATAGATGTGCTGTCTTTTAAGCCAATTTCATTTAGTTTCATGTCAGAGGTATTCCAAGTGTATAATGTATTTAGTTATTATAAGATGAACTAACGTTCATCTGTGTTTTCGTTTACACTCAACACGAACTATTTGTTTGTGATTATAGTATTAGTTAAGGCATATGCGAATGCATATGCTTTTAGTATTATTCAGATTGTGAAGTCATAATTC